CCTTCTGAAGAAAATAAAAGACGACCTGGCCGAGCAAAACGCCAAGATTGAAGAGAACAAATCGAGCTGGGAGCTGTGGAAAGAAGGCATGGCCGCTATCATTGCCGGGACCAGCCAGATATTCGACGACTTTAAAACCAACGTCCTGACCAGCTTTACCGATGGCATTGGTGACGCCTTCGCGGATGTGCTGGTTTCCGGGGCGTCATTCGGTGAGGCGCTCAAGAGCTTGTGGAAGTCGCTGGCCAAAATGGTAATCAGCCGCCTGGTCGCGATAGGAGCCCAGCTTTTGATATTCGGGGCGATTCAGCGAGCGGTTAATAAAGACGGAGCAAAGGCGACCATCAGCGCTAAGGCTGGCGAAACCTTCGCGGCGACCTTTGCATCGGTGATGTCTGCTGTTCCGTTTCCTTTGAATATTGCGTTAGCGCCAGCGATGGCGGCTGGCCAGGCGGCGATTATGACAGCCGGGGCGCTGGGCCTGGCAGAGTTTGCCGAGGGCGGCATTATTTCACAACCTCAGCTTGTACTTGCTGGAGAAGCTGGACCGGAAGCCATTGTACCGCTGGATCGTATGGGCGAGTTCGGCGGTGGTGGGCAGACAATCAATCTGCACGTTGACGGCGAGCTTATCGCCCAGGAAGCTGTTAAGGGCATGCCAGCGTTTATTGATGCGAGGCTTGGAGGTATTTAAAAATGTCTGACACCAGCGCTTTATTCGATACGCAGATCGCCACCTATCCGGGCTCCTATTTTGGGGCGTACTATTTAACAATCACTCTGGACCATGCCGACGAGAAAGCCGCCAATATATTTCAAGTTCCGGAATCTTGCGACCTCACCGGAGGCACCGTTTATTGTTCTAACGTGAGTTCTCCGCCAGCGTATAAGATGACCTTGCAAAGCGTAGACGCTGATGGGAATCCCAGCGGCAGCGTTTTGGCGACCACTGCCGAGTTCACGCCATCGTATCAAACAAAAGAGGCGCATTCTTTCACCGCGAATTATGCAGCGACGGCCGGAGAAGTTTTAGCAATTGTGGTGGAATATAGTTCAGGGACTATATCATCCTCAGAAGATGCTATATTTTTAGATCGCCAGGGAACCGTGAAGTATATAACGATGCCGTATGCCCTGAGCCGTAATAGTTCGGGAACGTGGGGAAGCCGAAAATTTGACGCCTATCCTGGTATTACGGTTCAGACGAGCCTTACAGGCCGAGATTTTTGCGGAATCTACAGTACGGGCGATTCAACCGAGACAGTAGCAACCGGGGGCAACCGTTACGCCCAGCGGATATTGATACCCGATGGCGAAGATATAGATATCCATTCGCCTGGGTTCAGGTTCACAGGGTACGTTGAAAAAACATGGGGCGCGACAGTCAAGGCCGGGTGCTGGGATGCATCCGGTACAGAGCTGGCATCTGTAGTTGTAGATACTGACGCCCAGGCGCGTCAGATGGATGCCGATCCTAATACCAGGCTTTACTATTTCACGTCATCAGTCACCATCTCAGCCGGAACGGTGGTTTATATGGGATTCGAGCATAACGACGGGGGAAGCGGCGACGATTTAAAGGTGGGCTACATGAAGCCGGGCGGCTTGGATGGCCTGAAGAGCTGGCCGGGAGGCGCTGCATTTTACGCCTCAGAATGGGATGGCTCATCATGGGCCGATGATAATACGCGCCGCCTGTGTTTAAACCCCATCATTTCATCCATTCATGGGACATCAAGCGGCGGCGGCGGTTCAACAACAGGCGCGACAATGGGAGTAATCGGATAGATGCCAGTTTCAAATGTAGCACTAACGGCCGTTCACTTTTTCGTAACTGACGCCGATGGCGGCGTGACCGGGGACGCCTCAAATATCGCCCTGAAGGTAGTTAAAGATGGGAGCGTGGGAGCCGTTGCGGGCTCCGTTTCCGAGATTGACGCGACCAATGCACCCGGCATGTATTCAGTACCGCTGACAGCCGCTGAGAACACCGGGAGCATGATCAGCCTTGTCGGCAAGACTTCTACCGCAGATACCACGGTTAATCCAATTTCGTGGACGAATATCAGCTCGATGGCGGCGATCAGCGGCAGCACCAGCGCCGCCGATAACCTGGAGACGGCAGCGGCCAGCGCGACACTTGCAGCGGATGTGACGGCGATCAGCGGCAGCACCAGCGCCGCCGATAACCTGGAGACGGCCGCTGGGAGCGACAGCCTTACCGCCAATGTTAAGCAGGTTAATGGGTCCACCGATGGCGCGACGTTCCTGGCGCTGGGCGCTGCAACTATGATCGAGGTGACGTGCGATTCAGGCTCTACGACGTCAGCCATTATCGGATCAGGTAGCATCTCAGCGGTTAATGATTTTTATAACGAACGTACCCTGCTTTTTACCACAGGTGACAACGCCAACAGCGCCAGGGCCATCGTTGACTACACAGGAAGCAGCAAAAAATTCAGCGTATCGCCAGCCTTTACGGCGTCGCCCGCAGCCAGCGATAAGTTCATAATTGTCTAATGGTCGCCACCCAATTATCTCCGATTGCATTACCCAGGCGGCGGCTGACGATTACGCTTCCGACGGTAGAGGGCATAGAGATAACGATAAATGGCGAAGACCTGAGCGGGGAATACAAACCGGCCAGCCTGAGCATTAACGACGAGCTGGAGAGCCGGGGGACCGCTGACTTTATCCTGGTAGACGCCGCCAACACGATAAGCCCAGCGCCAGGCGAGAGCGTAGATATTAAGCTGAATGTAGGATTATCCAGTACCCTGGTATTTTCCGGGACCATTCAGACGATACAGGAACGCTGGCCGACGATGGACATAGATAGTCCGTTTCATACGCTGAAGATTAAGGCTGTAGACCATAACAGTATTGCTGATAGATTCCTTGTGGGCAGAACCTATGGCGAGGGCGAGCTGCCCGGCGACGTGGTGAAAGATCTCAGGACTAACTATCTTGACGCCGAGGGCGTAGGCATTGGGAACATCGAGAACGGCAGCTTTACCCTGGGCGTTGTCTCTTTCAATTATCAGAGCGTCGCGGATTGTCTGGACGACCTGGCCGAGCTCATAGGGTTCATCTGGTATATCGACTATAATCGAAACCTGTACTTCCAGGCGAGGGACACTACAGCGGCCAGCTTCGGCTATTCTGATTCTTCCCTACCGATCAGGTCTCTAAAGAAAGAAAGAACGCGCCAGAACTACCGGAACCGGCAGTATCTCAGGGCAGGCCGTGACGTCCAGGCGAACGCCAATACAGAGACATTCACCGGGGACGGGGACCGGCGCACGTTTACCGTCGGGCTGCCGCTGGGCGACGCTCCCACCATTACGCTGGACACCGGCGGCGGGGCGGTAGCGCAAACGGTAGGAATCAACGGCGTAGACAGCGGGAAAGACTGGTATTACCAGATAGATTCTAACAGTATCGAGCAGGATAGCGACGGAACCAAGGTTACGAGCTCCGACACTCTCAGCGTCACCTACAAGGGCCTGATACCGATCATCGTACAGGCTGACCTTGAGGATCAGCAAGACCAGCGAGCCGACGAGAGCGGCGGCAGCGGCATCTGGGAGGCTATAGAAGACGACGAACGGATAGAGGACGCGGCGTTCGCCCTGGAACGGGCCAGCGGGCTGCTGGGCCGGTACGGCAGGTTCCCGGAGACTCTCTCAATACAGACCGACGCGGGGCGCTTACGAGCTGGCCAGGTCCAGAATATAGAGCTCGATAGAGAGAGCATCATAGGGGAGTATCTTATTCAGAGCTGCCGGGCCAGAGACCAGGGCAATAACACCCTGGTTTACTCGTATAAATGCGTAGATGGCGCGATGGTAGGGGGCTGGGTGGCGTTCTTTAAGAAGCTATCGCAGGCGGGGCGAACATTCGAGATACGCGATAATGAGATTTTCATCATTATGCGCGAGAAGAATGTAAGGCTGGACATCAGCGATTCAGCAACCGGCAGCACCACCAGCGGCCTGAGCGCCTTTACCTTAGATCCTTATTCGGTGTTGTTGGTAGCTTCAAGCGCGGCAGGTTATGCTGATCCCAATGGATCATACATAGGAACCGGCTGGACTAACGCCG